AATGGTAGTACAGGCTTTTCTACTAATGCATATTTTCTTCTTCCATTCTTAGCTGCCTGTTTAATGGCAGATTCTCTATTAAATATACCACGTTCACCTGACTTAGATTCATATAGTGATGTCCATTCACGCATGAATGTACCCATTTCAGGTTTACCTTTATATGCTACAGAATTATTGGCTAGTGATCTCTGCCCTTCGTTATCCCACCACTTGCCTGACTTTGCATGTCTCATTTGATCATCACCTAAATTAGATAGTGATATAAGAGCAGAACGTCTGACTCCACCTACAACTACAACTTCACCAATCTTACACATGATGTCGTGACACTCAATAGGATATAATCGTCTTCCTTTAGCACCCCTAAACTTATCTATACAGAATCTGAATAACTCTTCTAGTGGAGCAGGACCAGATGCTCTACCACCAAATGTCTTGAGCCTTGCACCTGCTGGTCTAACTTCTGACACATCCCACTTAGGTATTTGCCCAACATAGAGCATAGCTATCAATTCACGTAACGACTTTGCCCAACCCGGTCTGCTATCACCCACCTTGATGACTGTAGTACTATTATCAAAATGTTCGTTAACTACAGGCAACTTGTCTACATTCTCACGTTCAACAGAAAAGCCAACACCTGTGCCACACATAAGTATATACATACATTCATCAAATGAACGTGGACTATCTACAGGTATGTAGCTACAGTTATAACCACCTACATGGCATCTATCTAGAGCAGGTCCTGCTGTCATTAAGGCTCTCATACTAGGCATTACACCTAATGACATTATGCTATCTTCTAACTTTTCCTTCAAAGCTTTTGTAACACTATAGCCATGATTATTTTTTAAATGTGTTGTCATGTAGTCAAAATATCTGTCTACAGTTTCTCCCCAATTCTCTCTGCGTTGATCTTCTTCTCTCCACCTTGCATAGCGAGAGAGTGCTATGAAGTTTTGATAGTCCGTTGGTAAATAGTTTTTTAACATTTATTTCTCCTCGCTTACACTTCTTATATGTTTAATTTTTACTCCGTCTAATTCATGTATAACATCTGTTACATATGATTCTATTTCTTCTTCCACCTTACCATCAGAAGGTATGGGGTACTCTTCAGGGTCTACATCAATAGTCATCATAACTTTAACTCTTATCATCATAGACCTCAATTAGTTTATTTAGATACCACTGTGCTTTCTTTAAATCCTCTACACCATTTTTATATCTAAATCTCCATAGGTATTTGACTATATTACCTTGTAAGTAATAATCAAAACCGTCAACTAGCATAGCTTCTAAGGCATCTATAGTCTCAATACCTGCTTTGTTATAATGCTCAGGATGATTAACCATTTCACTAACGTCAGCTTGTTTTTGTTTCATATTCATATACTCCATGTGTCTCATATCTTTTATATACTCCTCTTTTGCTAATGTCAATGCTTTGTTCCTTTATTAAAGTTTAAAGTTATTACATTATCTTCAGTACTAGTAGTAACTATATTTTTACTAATCTTCTCGTGATACTCTTCTTCTTCTTCCAAGAAATCTTCTAGCTCGTCTATCAAGGCAGGTCTTTTCTCCATTAAGGCTACTGTACTAGCCACAAGCTGACACAAATGCAGTAGGTGTGCTCTGCTTTCTTCAGGTAAAGGATTATCTGATGATGTAATTATATTAACCTCTAGTTCTCCATTCCACTCGTTACCTTTTACTCTAGGTTGTAGTTCTATAAAGTATGATATAGGTGGTCTATTTTTTATAGTCATTATGGTCTCCTTATTTTTGTGTCATTAAATTTAATAAACTGAACGTGTTTGTTCTTGCCTTTTTCTTTTAGCCAATCTTCAGGTATTATTCTGTCATAATATCTAAAGCCATGTTTAATACACCACTGTGCATATGTAGATTTCGCACCTTTACTAAGCTTACTTCGACTATTTGTAAACACAAATCTAATATCTAGTTTAGGGTGTTGCTTCTTTATACACAGATGTTTTCTTCTATCTGCTGTTAAGAATCTGCCTTTTGTTTCTACAATAATGCCATTATTTAATATAAAGTCTGGGGTATAGGTGCGATAAGTTAAGTCTTCCCATTCTATCTTGATTGATTCATACTCGTAATTATATTTTATCTCATCAAGAGACATAGAAATTTTATGCTCTAAGCCACTCCTATACCCATACTTTATAGCTTCCCTTCTTATTTTATGAGTTGCCATTTATGCATACTCTTCTTTCAACTTTGTATAATACACGATAGGTGGCACTTTAGCCTTAGACATTACAGAAGGTAGTTCTTTTAGATTCTCCCAACATGCGTGTTTGTAGTCACAGAACCCACAAGAAATTCCTAATCTTCTATTTCCTGTAGGCTTGCTTCTCCATGTCTCTTCTGAATCTTCAAAACAACGTGCAAACTCATTATGCTTAACGGTTTCTACTGTTGCTCTGATCCTAGTCATCTCTTCCCTTTCATTAGCATGACTAGCAGATACATACTTAAATTTACCATTAGCTTTGTTTACTACCCACCAACCACCAATCTTTTTCTTGGCAGCTTTTGCGTAACCAATCAACTGACTAACATAACCAAATGCATCACCCTCTCTTAGTGTTTCATAATTAACAAACTTATTGTCATATGACCAACCTGAAGCAGACTTAACATCGTCAACTGCTCCATCAACTACTAAGTCATAAGTTCCTGATATCTTTGCACCATCAACTTCTAATGATACATGTTCAGGTTCTTCATACTTAACTCCTGCACCTTTTAGTAACCCTTTAAATACAGCTTCAACAATGTCTCCCAACATCATATTCATCATAAAGTTATTTGGTTTTGGAGAAGCTAACTCAGGCTTGTTCTTCTCAAACCATAGTTGGCAAGTTGGTCTACCCAAGTTGGACATACGTAGTTTAAAGTCACCACGTTGATTCCCCCCACCAAACTGTTTTCTAAGTGCATCCTTTACATCGTTACCTACTTGATCAATTACTTCTTCTGACATAGTAGACTTACCATTTACAGCATCAGACATATACTGATGCACTTTCAGTTCAGCAGGGTGATTCATTATGCTACTCCCTGATCTAATTCAACATCTATAAACTGATTCACAGTGTCAATATCATCATCAGATGATACCTTTTGTAAGGCATAGGCTTTCTCATCCCACTCCTTATAGATGTAGTCATTATAGTTCTTAACCCAATCCATGAAGTCAGAAAATAAAGTTTGGTCTGCACTGTCTATGTCATAGGTCTTGAGCAAATCTACAGTAGCTGTAGGTGTGTAGAAACTGCTACCATTAGGAAGTGGATTCTCCTTAGTCTCAGCAAAACTAATCTTATGCTGTAAGGGTAATCTTTCTTTCTTAGAGAAGACTGTAAACTGATCTCCTACAGTTTTGTAGGCATCCTTGTTATCAATCTCCCATATGAAAGGTACTTCTTTAAGTTCAGCTTCCTTACCATCTTGATCCATAGGCTTAATCATCTCAACCGTGCCAAATACTACTCTAACTCTTTTGATTTGTCTAATTAAGTCCTGCATATCAGATGGTAATGCCTTAAAGTCTTGGATGTAACCTGTAGGTTTACCACAATTAAACTTACCTGTATTATCCTTTAGGTCTATATTCAAGGTATCTGCCATGATAGTCCTGTGATATGTACCTTTAGGTTCACCCTGCTTTGCGTTCATGTTAGCTACATATCTTCTATACATAAATCTTTGCATAAAAGGTCTAACTACCATTTCTTTTGAGTAGTAATACTTAGAACTGTCACCCTCAACTATCTCTAGTCGATATGTACCACCCTGTACTACTTCTACATTAGTCATTTTTCCGTTGACTTCTGCCTGACCCATTAAAGGAGAGTGCCATATTCTCAGTCTATTAAGACTATTAGCCTTTTTAGATGATCCTGTACCTTCTCCTGCAATACCCATAGCTTTAGCCATTGCCGCATAGTTATCTGTATTTATACTTACTATTTCTGTCATTTAGTTTCCTTTCTCTAAGTTAAGTTTCATAGTTATATCACGCAACGTCTTTAGTGTCAAGCCAATTATCACCTATTTTTGATTCTAATAATAAAGGTACATTGAACTCAATCTTGAACTCGCTATTTATAGATTCTGTTATAGAACTATTAACCAATTTAATAACGTGTATTACTTTTTGTATCTCATCAGGGTGGACATCAATAACTATTGAGTCGTGTACACTGTTTACAATACAAGATTGTAGCTGACTTAGTCTGTTTTCTATTTGTATAAGTATTAATGGCACTATGTCAGCAGTAGCAAATGACTGAACAGGATAATTCTTTATCTGTGTAAAGTGACTTACTGTACCATTTCTTCTGCGTTCTACATCAGGAAATGCAAACTGTCTACCTGATGGTGTCGTTATCATCCTCTTCTCTAAAGCTTCTGTAGCCAATCTGGAGTGCCATGCTTTGATACCTTTGTACTTTTCTGTAAAGTGTTCATAGTATTCTGCTTCTGCCTTGCTTCTTCCATACCCTGTTGCTCCATATAACGGAGCAAACGTATGTGCTTTAGCTTCTTGTCTAGTCGTAGCCTGACCTGCATCACTAATAACCTTAGACGTATATGCATGTACGTCAAACCCTGTAGATACTTCTTCAATAGCAACCTCATCCTGTGATAAATAAGCTGCGGCACGAAACTCTAGCTGTGCAAAGTCAGCTTCAAGTATCTTACCACCATCAAATCGTGAAATAAAAACCTTCTTCACAGGAAATGTACCACCTCTAGGCATATTCTGCATGTTAGGTTCTGCTCCACTAAATCTTCCTGTAGACGTTCTGTGTTGTAGTAGTCTTACGTGTAGCTTATTATCAGGTTTAACGTAAGTACTAATACCCTCTACAAAAGAAGATAGATATGTGTCTAATGCAGACACTCTTTGTAAGTCAGTTAGAAACTGTAAGGCTTCTGTCTGATTACTTTTCTTAGCTGAGTTCTGTAGTACAGCTAACATATTCTTATTAACACTGAATCCATTAGCAGTAACCCATTTAGCTGTAGGTGGATTAAATTTAAATCCTGCTACCTTGTCAGATGGTTTAAAGTAATAGCCACTACCACTACAGGCATCACACTTAGGATGTTTAAGATAGGGTGTTCCATCCTTCTTAACCTTTTTCAGATACCCTGTACCGTAACATGGATTACAACTAATGGCAGTAGTCTTATAGACTATATCAGAATAACTATTCAATCCATGTGTAAAATCAGCCTTGTTCATGTACGGTGTGAAGTTATTACACCACGTAGATTTATCCCTAGGCTTTCTACTATATATAACCCAAGACATTTGTTCAGGACTATTTAAGTTTATAGATGTATCACCCATCAACTTATTTACTTGAGACTGTAATCTCTTCTCAGTCTCTTGCTTTTCATTCTGAAACTCTACTCTAACCTCTTCTAACTTGGATAAGTCTACAGAGAAACCTCTTTGATATATCCTAGCTAATACTGTTGATACACGATTACTCAACAATACTGACTCCATAAGACCTGCATATTCTACAGTATTTAACTTCTTATACAAGCAGTCAGATAATTGTTGTGTAGCATGTAGATCAGCAGATAAGTAACTAGACAACTCTTCAGGTGGAATCTCATCCACTCCCATATCTTTCTTAAAATATTCTTTTAGTGTGTCTTGCTTCTTAGTGTCTAAGTCATACCTTAATGCACAGGCTTCTAAAGACAACGGTTGTTTGATACCTCTCTGTAATACATACTCAGCTAACATAGTATCAAACACTGCACCATCATAATTAAAACCACACTCCCATAACCACATTAAGTCGTAGGCTATGTTGTGTCCTATAAGTATAGTAGCATCATCTAGTAGCTTCTGTACCCCATCAAAGTTATCTCTAAATAAGTATTCTTTACCTGTATCTGTCAAACATCCTACCATAACTAATTTATTAGTAGGCTCAAATGGATCAAGGTGCATCTTACCATCTCGTTTTGTTACTGTATTTTCTACATCAAGTGTTAGTTTCATTGTAACTCCTCTATTATATGTTTAGCTTCTTCTATAGGTAGATTAAACCATTCTCCAATAGTTTGTCTAGCTATTTTTTTAGCTTTCTTGTGTGCTTCTGCTTCAGACTTTCTTCTATCTTTAACAGATATAGATGCTTCTATAGTATAATCACGAAAAGGACTAGACGTTTGATAGGCATTACATCTATCTTCTGCATCAACTGCCATACCTATTTTTACCCACCCTTCCCAAGCAGGATTAGTAATGGCATATACATAACCATCTAGAACTTTAGACAATTTATCAAATGTAGAAAATGCAGCATCATTAAAAGTAGTATAGCTACCTGCTTTATATAATGGATGCGACTGTGGTATATATTTACCATTCACAAACATTCTATTAGGATTACTATTTTTATTGTATGCATATGAACAGTTTTTGCATTGAGTTCTATTTGTTTTTTTCCATGACTCACTCCAATTAGATTCGTCTAACTCTACTTCACACGTGTTACATTTTACATTCATACCTCATATCTCCCTATTTTATAATTGAGTGTGCATATTCTAGAACCATGCCACCCTGTAAGTTTATTCTTTACAACATTTAAATGCCTTTGTAAATCCTCTTCTTCTTCAACACCCTCTTGCTTAGGTGGATTCTTAGCAATCAGTATCATCAAGTCAGCTTCTGCTGCTTTTCCTGTACGACTACCTTCCATCATAGCTTGATTAAGTATCACCTTACCCTCTGCTTCAGCAGATAACTGAGACATATAAAACACTGCACACTCATGTTGCTTGGCAATCATACGAGCATGTATAGCATTTGCTTTCAGTGCTTCATCAGGTCTAGAAAAACCACCTGTCCTAGCAAACTTATCTCCCATATCCAAGACAACTACATCAGGTTTGTACGACTTACACACACTCTCAACCCATGCCATGTCACGATTGGAAGCATCCTTTATCTTTATATTATCTCGGATAGGTGCATATATATCTCTAGCCTTACTAGGGTTAGCCTTGATTTCTTGCATGGTCATCCCTGTAGAAGCAGTTAGATATCTAGCACCTACCCTGTGACTACCTTCTTCATTACACAAGACGATGCAACTAGCACCCTGATGTGCCAAACCTTGAGGTCCAGCAATCATACTAGCATGAAAAGATGTCTTACCTGTATTAGGTCTAGCACCTATCTCAATTAAGTGTCCTGCATTTACACCACTAACTTGTCTAGTCAAAGCAGGTATATTGAAATGCCATCTAGCTTCCAAGTCATTCTTAGCTAGTAGTGTTTCTATAGACATATCATCCCATTCCACATTCAAGTCAGGTGTAAAGTCGTCATTGTGTTGCTCAATCAATCGTCTTAAAGGCTCAAGACTAGTCTGCGAACCATTGACATACTCAAAGCCTAGATTAGCAACGTCTTCACCTACTACTTGTTGAAACAGTTTAGACAATACTTCTTGTGCCACATCTCCACCAAGGGGTGTCTCCTTCTTAACTTGATTGAACAGAGAAGCATATGCCTGTTTCTGTGCAGTAGTCAACGTAGGATTATTAGACATGAACAAGGCTTCAATCTCATCAGGTGTGAGTGTCCTCTCATATCTATCCATAGCAGAGTCTATTGCGTTCTTTATCTTGCGAGCATCCTTGCTGAATAGTCTGTCAGGACATTTTGCTCCTCTGTGTTCTTGATAAAATTCTTTATCCATTAAGCTTCTTAATAATGCTAGTTCCATGTTAGTATCTCCTTTGGGGTTAACTTATTTAAATTATCTATATCATCATTCTTTAAGTATTTCAAGTCGTCTTCTAATTTAAGCACACGAACATCTTTTACGTAAGCTTTTAATTCTTTAGCAAATGCTAATGTTTTAGGTAAAGCATCAGGGTCTAGTGCTACAATGGCTGTTGAGAATTGTGCCATATATTTCTTATGTGCTTCTGATAATGATGTACCTAACACTGCTACCCCAACATATACATTACTACCTATTACGGAAGCACTGATACAATCCTCAACAACAACTGCGACTTTACCACAACCATATGTGAAAGGCAAGTCACTATTACCATATCTTTTCCATTTAGGTATCCTTTTGGTAATCGACCTACCCACTGCATCTAGGAT